ATAGGTATCTTCATCAAAGATAAATGTAGATGAATTAGGATTCCTATAAATTAGATTAGAATCATCTAATAGATATTTAAAATTCATCCACTTACTTAGATTATCAGCACCAGCTATTAAGGCTATGGAAAGCCATTCATCTGGATATCTATAAGCTGTATCATCTATATCACCAATCTTTAATCTTAAGATAGGGATTAAGTTGTCTAAATCATAAGTTGCCATTGTCTTAATCTTGACTCAACATTAAACGAACTCTAATATCATCAATCGCTACTTCTGTTGGTGTTCCCCGTGTTACTAGTCTACCAAATAGACTTGTTCCAATACAATTAAAGCGTCTGGCTACTTCAATATCACATACACTCGGCGTACCAGCATCAATCCAGCCTTGGGAACTCTCTTTAGTGCTTATGATAGCAACCAAATTATGTAGTTCAACCTCGACTGGAGACCAAGGAGCGTTATCTACTCCGGCTGTGAATGTTCTATCAAACAACCATAATTCTGTGTCCGCATCTTGTCCGGCATCATCTGTAATTATAACGCCCATTATTTTACCGCCACCACCAACTACCTTTGCAGCATTAGTGAACGTTAGTAATCCACCGAGATTGTCGCCAGCTGTATAAATAGTCCCTGCCGAAACAGGCGATGATGCTAGAATTGCAGTCCCCGATCTAGAAACTGTAACTGCATCAGTAATAGTGCCTATTATTGTATCGTCTGGAAGTACAACTTCTACTCTATTTTCACTATCAATAGCCATCTAGTTCCTCTACTTTATAAAAATTTTAGTACCAAAATTTCCTGGTTTAGATCGAATATTCTATTTATCTCTCAATCCATAACAACGCTAAGTGATGTGTGGCATCATCGTCTGTGCCAGTCTTCAACACAACAGCGTATTGCTGTGAAGTAGCAAGGATATATCCATACCGTTCGTCAGCATTATCGCCCAACGCTTTTTTTCCCTCACCACCAATTAGGGGTGTATGGTCAATTTCTGTGGTCGTGGTAATGTTCGCCGTATCTGCTGCTGCTTCCAAGAAGTACGTTACCTTACCTACTTCTGGCGCAGTTTCTATAGTTGACAGCACAGAAGTTGGTATTGGTACAATTCTACGGCGGTTTATAGGTGTTAGGTCTACGCCTTCGTCTACGTCTATGCTTGGGTTCTCATACAGATACAATTCTGCGACGTGTGTTGAAGACGCTGTGATCCATAAGTGAATCTCTCCTGTCGCTGGTGTATTGAAAGCAATAACAGTCATTTCACCAATGTTCGTCACAGCTTGGTCTATGTGTGCTGTGAACATGTTTCCGTTGTGCATGTGCCAGTGGCGAGAACTCATGGTCTTTAGCCCACCACAGTCAGAACTCACTAGAGGGGTATCACCAGCGATAATATTTTTAGCGTACAGACTTATAGCCTGTTTATCGGTGTCATCAAATTGTGGAACAATATTGCTTATAGTTGCTATATCAGCAGTAATTACTTCAGAATCTAATGTGATTGGAATATCACCCTGACCAGTAGCATCAACATCAACCACTTCAGAATCTAATGTTACAGGTATATCACCTTGACCTGTTGCATCAACATCCACAACTTCGGAATCGAGTGTAATTGGAATGTCTCCCTGACCGGTTGCATCAACATCGACCACTTCAGAATCTAATGTAATAGGAACGTCACCTTGACCTGTAACATCTGCTATGACTGTACCATCAATAGCACCTATTATTGTGTCATCTGGAAGAACAACTTCTATCCTATTATTTTCATCAATAGCCATATAATTCTTTTTTAATCTTCTTCAGGGAGTTCATATTCCTTCATTTGGATTTCAGAAATTCTTCCTTCTAAGAATTTTATAATTTTTTCAGACTTTTCCATATCTTTAGCCATCTCTAATGTCCTATAAATAGGAGCAACGGCTGTCATTTTATTTACTGCATTGCTAAGAGTAAAAAACTTACTCTTCAATAATTTCTCAACTTCATCATCATTTAAAGTGTTTAGATGTTCCTCTTCAGTTTGCTCTTTATCTTCTCTGACATAAGGAATTATATATCCCTCTTCAAAATGCTTTTGATTAGCATTTCTTAGGTAGACATCTTCCTTTTCTGACCATACATCTATTATTGACCCATTAAGATGTTTTCTAGGATCACCTGTTAAAATCCGTCCCTCTATAGAATCTGTAAAGGGGTTTAGAACATTTACAAATACCTTTCCTAATATTGTTTTAATGTAAGACCTGATTGGTTTATTGGTCTGCATTAGTCCATAAGTAGAGACATCCATTTTAATCCTCCTTTAATACAAATGGGGGTGGATAGGCAATAAAAGTTAATCCAATAAATTAAATAATAAGCCATAACCACCCCCAAAAACTGAAAGTTATATTGTTTAGCTGAGATCACCTATCACATAAATTCCTTGAGCAGCCCATATTAGCAAACCAAATTGCTGATATAGCTCTAAGAACCATTGTGGAGGCGTGGGTCTCATATCGCTATAGTTTTTAGTTTTTACATCCCCATAAGTAATAAACTCACCAACATTCTCTCCAATAACTAGAATTTTGTCTGTAGGTAATAGTGCATTTACATCTTCAAAGTTATCCCAAATTTGGTCTAACATGAGTAGATCAGCACCGTAATACTTGCCAAGATAACCCTTGTTTCGGATTTCTTCTAATGCTGTTTCTGTATAACCAACATTAGTCCCATCACTCCAAAAACCACCAAACTTAGTAATTGGGGTCATAGCAGACCTGACACCTATAACAGCCTTCACACCAGCAGTTGTTTGATTTATTCTATCAATAGCAGCTTCAAGTACCTCAGCTGTAATAGTACCACCAACAGCTACATAGTTATCTGGAGTATTAACAGCACTCCATATTGTGGATAGGGCTGTGAATACTTTGTTTTGAAAACTATCTTTTAGTTTGGCAAGCATCTCTCGTTGTATCTCGCCAACCGTACCAATCTCACCGTTTTCCATTTCCCATTCATTGTAAGTCACTTTAACGTCTGACCCATCAAGAATATAGTTCACACGATCAGTTACAGTAACTTCACTAGACAAGTGAATCGAACCAGGAACTAATGTACGAACTTCAATACCTTTTCTGAGTTTCTTCACCAAACTATCTCCAGGCTTAAGTGAACGTGCATTTAACAACATGCTCACAAAATCAACTGTAATATGATTTGGTTGAATATACTCTACGATCATTTCTGCTAAAGCATCCCTATCACCAGCTTTAAATAGCTCAGCTACAGCAGTATTAAGTTCATTCTCATTCATTTTTCTTATACCTCCTATTCAAAGATTCTGAAGGTCAAGCGGTTAGTTGTATCGTTGTATCTAACAACCTCAGCAACGGGGTGCGTTGTTCCCACTTTAAGTTTTCCAGCCTCATCAGCACCGTCTTCATCAGTATTACAAACATCTAGATAAGCGCCAGGAACTTCTATCTCAGCACTATAGACATATGCACCAGAAGGAACAGTGAGAATACTTTCATCACCAATTCCTACTGCACCCTGACCGGATGGAATTGTTTGACCTTCCTGAACCCCAGGATGTGTAAGATAAACTTCAGCCTCAAATGGGGCATTAGCATCTTGATCGAATCCATACCTTAAAGCCCAAGAATAGGCGGGGTGTGGTTGATAGATTGGCAGGGAACGGTTGTCTTGCTCAAACGCTACACAAAATTTAGCTCTTGTAGACTCAGTAGCATCATCAGGAAGTTTAGCTCCTGGAAGGTCAGATTGACTACCAAAGTTCCGAGAGTGAACATTTGTAGTCAGCAAAATCATACGACCTTCAACGATGTTTTCTTGAGCAACAAGCCCCAAAAGGGTATCGCCGTAGTGATTAATTTCCATGATTTAATTATCTCCTACTTATAAAATTATTTTTGCTTACGTTTATTTTCATCAACATCACGTAAACCGTCTGCCAACTCCTTAGGAGTCATTTTAACAGGTTTCTTACCTTTAAAATCAGGAATTTTTGGATTATCATCTTCTATAGATGCCTGTGATTGCTTTGCAGCAAAAGACACCATTTCCTGTATCATAAAGTCTAACGCATTTGCATCTAGACCTAAGAGCAGTTTCTTATTCTCACTAAAATAGGCATCTTCTTTTTCAACGCCAGCCTCATCAAACTTGTCTTTTATTTTCGCAATTAATTCTATCTCTTGCTCTAGACGTTCAATTTCAGCTTTGAATTCTTTGAGATTCTCCAGCTCCGCTTTTAAATCTTCATAGTCCTCTTTAGCTTTCAACTGCTCCTTAAGTGTTTCTAGTTCGATATCCATTTCTGCAATACGAGTTTTAGCTTTTTCTAATTCATCCACGGAATCAGCCTCCTCTTCTTCATTATTATCTTTCGAGGACATTGCAACAAAAGTAGTCCTACCAACATAAGCTGGATTTGATACAACTGCAAGTCCAGTAAGGGTTGTGCCGAGCAGTGCCGTAACACCATCATCCTCTTCTTGCTCTTTTTCATAAGATACCTCCCAAGAAACTTGTGGAGGTTTTCCATTTAAATACATTTCTTTTAACAGATTTATATCATCTGGACGTTCTTTTTTCCAAAGTGCAGATAGAGCTATTAGTCGGTTCCCTTCTACTGCAAACTGTGTAATTGTACCAATTGGTTTACCAGTTGTTTTATCATGTCCTGGAGAAATTTCGGACTCAGCCATTTTAACTGGAGCAAAGATACCTGTATTAGTGAGATTAACAAACTCACTTTGTGGAATCCTGTGTTTATTCGCATTAGGTTTATTGTCAGTAACGACAATCTTTGCCCATTGATAAAAAGGATTTAAACTGATAGAGGCGAATGCCTCACCAGCAGTGTCCTTATCTTGTATTAATTCTATGTCAGTATTTATCTTAAAAGCATTTTTCATTAAATACCTCTAATTATAGAATCTGTATATATGCAACCGTATTCACTCATCTATATTATACCAAAAATCTTCCAAAAACACCGTTTAGCCTTTTATTTACCCTATTTATCAGAATTTTTAGGTGTATTTTTTGGTTTTTCTTGAGTGTTATTGGGACTTTCTGGTTGAGGAGAGAAAGGAACTGGTGCATACGCAGGAACTCCCAACTCTTCTAAGAGGTCCTCCTCTTGTTTTCTCTTTTTAATTTCCTCATTGAAGTCATATCCAAATGCTCCTACAAATGTCTCTCTAGAAAGATTTCCAGTTTCATATAACTGAACCCAAGCATTAGTAAAGTCTTCTAACTTGTTAAGATTAATCCTCCCAAAGGAAACAGTTGGTACATCTTTAAATCCATTTCTATCAGATATGTTATAAACAATATCTTCTACAATTGTAATAAGCTTTCTTTGCATACTCTCCATAGTCTTAGTAGGAGAAATAACTGCAAAATCTGGATCAGAAGATTGAGAACGTTCTGTTTCACCAGTAGTAAGAATTCTAGGAAACCCTAAAGCGAAGAAAATATCCTGATTTATCTCAGCATATTTTTTCTCATCTAAAAGGGCTTTAGCATCTGGCATAATCCAATCAATCTGTAAAGTATGATTAGCAAACAATTGGAATATCTTTTCTATGTCCCTTTCTCCAGAGTTTCTCCATGTCATTTGCTGTCTTATATCTTCAAAAGCATCTTCATCATCTTCTGTTATAGGAAAATCTTTATCTCCTAATCTAAAGAGTTGGATAGCTCCTATGATTCTAGCAGCAATTGCATAATCCATCCTTCTAATATTCCTCTTATGTTTAAGAGATTCTAATGCAGAATATAGATAAGGAATTGGGAATTCTGTACCAGTAATTACCCTTCTTCGGATAATTAAATCATTTTCTAAGAGAAGTTCTTTATTTCCATCTTCCACAGCTTTTACAAATTCAGGGTAATCTCTAACGATCTCTTGATACAATTCTTCATCAAGAGTTCCATCTGGATATCTACCTTTAGTTTGGATAAAATGTACTAGCTCTTCTGGAAGAACTACAAAATAAGATATATCTCCTCCTACAAGTGGAGATTTTATTTTAATAGTTGTAGGATCACGTAGCCACATTTTAGTTGGAAGTGATAATGTACTTTTCTTTTTAACTCCCAATTTTTTAACTTCATCTTGTGTAAGTAAATTATACTTAATTTCTGGAACTACTAATCCAGTTACTAGAAACTCTAAGGCACAAGATTCTGAGAATTCTTGTAATCTTGGTAGGAGACGTTCAAAGAGTCTAAATTCATTATCAGAGAGTTTATTTTGTTCCAACTGTAGATCAGTTATTGCTATTTCAACTAATTTATTTACTACAGTTGAAGCTATTGGGTCTCTTTTATAATAGAATCTACACTCTTCTATTACCTTCCAATATTTATTTATATCATCTACATCTAATTTATCTACATCTTCAGGACTCCAATTAGTTAGTCCTCCCCATGTATTCATATATGTAGCTGAAAATGCGTGTTTTATTTTCTTTTCTTTTATATCAGCAGTTTCTTCTTTCATCTTAACCACCTATAAACCATTGTGTTTTGGCTAGTTTTTTCTTTCTTGCTCTAAAATCCAAACTCTCTACTTCCAAATAATATGCTAATGCTCCACATAATAAAGCAGCAGTGAAATGGTCTTCTCCCTTCTTACCTCCTGTCTGAGTTAAAGTTCTATATACGATATCTCCAGTAGGAGTTTTAGAATAAGTCATTCTTTCTAATTCTGTTATCATCTCTAAATCTGTAGAGGAGTATACAATCTTATGATTGTTAGTATAATTTTGTAATACTCCAACAGAAAAAGGTTTTGTTTTACTTTTAATTTCATTCCCCTCTGAATCAGTTCCTAAAACAATATTAGATGAGAAGTTTATGGGAATAATCTTTTTAGCAAAGTCTTTATGGATAAACTCCTCATGTTCTTTTAATCTTGGAATTACTGCTTTTCCAGCAGAACCCTCATCAATTCCTATTATCATAGGTTCAAATTTAGTGTCCAACCAGTCTATAATCTTCTCTTGAATATAGTAATTAACTTTATTTAGTTTAATTCTTCCATGAAAATTTAATCTTCCTGTAGAATCTTCTACTAATATTATAATAGCAGTTGGCTCAGTATTTCCTTGAATTGCTACACGACCTTTTCGTCTAGTTACATAAAAACCTGTATTAGTTTTTAAGCAATATATTTTTCCTGTATAATCTATTTTTTTAACACTTGAATCTCTATATAAAATATTTTCTTTCCTATTCATTATAGAAACTCTGTACATATTTCCTTTTTCATAATAGCCCTTTGTAGCTGAGTACCCTAAAAACAACGCTAATCTTTGGATTTGATCAACTAGAATTTCAGATTGGCTATTATATTGTGGTGAACGGTTTGAATTAACTCTTGATCCATCTCCTAATAATAAAGTTCTCAAAAACAATTCTTGATCTTCTGTAGAGCAATCAAAAATGAACTCTGGAATTTTTTTGTTTTCAGAATGAACACCACAATTTTCTCTTAGCCATAGACAAAGTTCTTTACATGTAATTCTCCATTCAATTTGAGGTTTCTTCCCAAGTGGGGTTATAAATTCTTTTCTAGAAACTGTATAAGGAAGTTTATTTATCATTTTATCAATTTTATCTGCATATTCACCAACTTGCTGAGTAAGACTTACAGACCAATCTTTGCTATTAGTTGCTGACCCTTCAGAGATAAACCACCCTAGAAACTCTAACCAAACTCTAATATCAACTTCAGTGTTTTTCTTTTCTCTATCCTTTCTATCACAATAATAATAAGGAACTTTAAAAGTTTTTACACCAGTTTGATGGATATTTCGGGCAGTTAGTTTTACTTTAAATCTATTATTTTTTAAATTTAATAATTCTTTTGCTTTAGATTTTTCGTATTTTTGATGTGTATTTACTATTGCCTTACTAATCCAAACTGAATGCTCTGGAGAAACAAGAAAGTTTGTACTTTTCCCACTTATTTCTAACATCTCACCTTTATATTCTTGTTCCCAAACATAGATAGGATTATCCCAAATAAGATGGTCGTCTTTAGTATCATAACAAGCTACCAAATCCTCTGTGGTAATATCATTATGCCTAAGCCATCCTCTTTTGGTTAGCACTTCAGTATCTTCAGAATAACAATAACCGAGGTCAATCCCAAAAATACATCTTTCATTCTTAGAAGGTAAACCAGGAAAAATTGACAATGCTCTAAAATATTCTCCAATATCACTATGAAGCTTTATCCCATCTAGAGTTAGTTTATAAACGGGTTTAGTGCCTATCTGCATAGAATTTCTATCAAATAGTGCAAAAATAGGTTTTCCGTGTTTACCTAATACTAAATGAATGAAATCATCATTATCTTTACCACCATAAGTTTCGATTGCTTTCTGTTCATCCTCTTCTGTAAATCGAGGATTTTCATAGGCAGTTACATTATGCTTAGTAAACGAACTATTTTCTCTATCTACATGATAACAGACATTATTCTCTCTTAGACCCGTAGGCACTCCAGCAACAATTACTCTATAACCAGAAGTAAATGTATTAACTGTAGGTTGCATTTCTACCCAAGTACCCCAAGGGTAATAGCCAGATTCGTCCACGATTACAAAAGGAGAGTGGGCAGCTACAACAGATGCCCCCGTCCCTGTTTGTCCAGCTATTCTACAGTCTAGGAAAGAGCTTGTTAGCGGTCTTATTATTAAATCTGATCTATTAATTCCTTTGTTTCTTTGAATAAAGTGTTTTAGCAGTGAGTTTCCTCGGAACTGTTTCTCCAACCCTGTAAAAACTGGCTCAACATGTACTTTTCCAGGAACATGAAAGTTAATATAATCACCAGGGAATATACTATTTATTAAAACCCAAATAATTAAGTCTACAAGAACAACAGTTTTTCCAACTGCCCTAGCACATGTGTATCCTACATGATCATTAAAGTCACAAGCAAATTCATCCTGATATTGTGTATATTCAAAAGGTTCTTCATGTGCTGTCTTATCAATGTTCCTTATAAACTGTCCACATAAAGCTGGATGTTTTAGAATCTCATATAAGATTAAATCTTTCTGAGTAATTTTTTCTTTAAGAGGCATTTATTCCTTATCAAGATTTGCATGAGGGCAATACCCTCTCATTCCTATAGAATGATTACAGTTCATACATAAAATTCTATATTTTGAAGGGTTATATGTATCTGTAGCATTTTTATATGCCTTTGAACTATGATCTCTCTTTTTCCCTATTTGTCCATTTATATGATCTAGAGTTAAAAATTCCTCCATTGTTTCTCCACAACATAGGCATCTATTACCATACATATCATGAAATTTCTTTTTAAGCTTAAAATACTGATCTCTACTATAGTTTGGATTTTTCATTCTAAACCTTTTAGCATTTCTTCTAATCCTTTCCTTATTATCTCTCTGATAACTTTTTACACATTCCTTACAAGAACCATTTAATCCAGACTTTGTAGCCCTGTTTTTATAAAAATCATTTTCATCTTTGAGTTTTTTACATTTATTGCACCTTTTCATATTACTCTTCCTTATCAAATATTGAGATGATCTGCATCCGCCCAAAATAAGTTCTAGGCATCCATGCATACAAACCACTTAAGTAGAATGACCAATCTTTTTTAAACCTACCATCTTTATTTACTGGAGAAAACCAATGTTGAAAAATAAAACGTTGTTTAGCCACTCTACCTATCTCTTTTAATAGATCGTGATTCCATTGGAAGACCCCATTATAGGGAGGATCAACTAATACTGTATTAAAAGAATCTGTTAGGAAAGGAACTCTAGCTCCATCTGCTATTATGTCTACATCTTTCTCATAAAGGTCTAATCTTACATCCCCCAACTTACTCTTCCCACAACATAGATGTAGAGTAGGTTCTATTAATTGGGTGCCTATAAACTCTTCAACCTCTTTATACCACAATAATTTACTTACTGTATAAATATGTTTAGTACCTGCTAGGGGAATACTTCCTTTAGTTTTACTAATTCCTGGTTGATTACCATAAGTTATTGTACTCATCTTATTTTGGGTACTGATATTCCAAGTTTAGACCAATAGTTAGACTACCTGATCTGGAAAAAAGCCCACATACCAACTATCATTCCAACTTCTTAAATACCATTGTAGAAAAACTATAAACCATTCCTGGTTCTAACTCAAAGTCTGGTTTAGCACCAGGGATAAATTCATCTGTAAGAAAACAATTATGCTCTAGAAGTATTTTTGATATTCGTTTATAATCCTTACTTGTATATAATCTGTAATCAACTGATGGTCTTGGTTTTGTCTCATCCCAATCTTCTCTAAAATCAACAGTTAAAATAGCTGTACCATTTACATTTAATAAACTACAAATATCTTTTATAAACTCTGTATCATCTTGTACATGTTCCATGACAGAGGCTGAGAAAATTATATCATAGCTACCTGGTTTTGTTAATAAAAATTTACGTAAAGTAAAATCATTTGTCTCTGGGGAAATACCAAAAATATCATAGCCTAAAGATTTTAAATATTCATAAGATGTATCTTCATAAGAACCAACACATAAAATTTTACTTTTCTTTTTTGCTTTTTTAAGTACAGTAATTATAACAAAAGCCTGTTGTACATAGCTTCTAGGAATTTTTCTTGCCATCATATCTGGAACAGCCAAGAGCATTTTATTTATGATGGGTTTATATCTATTTCTATCTTTGTCAGTTAATATTCTATTATCCATTTGAAAATAAATCCTCCATTTCTCTTCTAAAGTTTTTTATTGACCATTTTTTATAAAGCTCTTTAAGGGGTTTTACTCCCCTTTTATAAACATCTGCAATAGAGCTCTCTTCAATTAAAATATCATTCCTAGTGATATGCCTAAACATCTCACAATTACTAATAATAATTGGTCTCTTTACAGAGAGAGCATAGTCTATTACACTTGAAATACCATCTGAATTTTCTTCTACATAAAAAAATGCATTTATATCATTTCCTGCTAAAAATTCTAAAATTTCATCATTTGTTAAAAAATCTTGTGTTATATTAAGAGTAATATCTTTTGCTTGCGAACGACATTTATCAATCACAGCTTGTGTTTGTGTACCAGCAGTATCGGCATAATATGAAATAGGGAGATGTAAATTTAATATAGAACCTTTTAATGTATCATTAACTATTTTCGTTAAATTATGAAAACCCTTTTGCCAAAATCCAAATCCAAAACTACCAACAGTAAAAACATCATTTACTTTATAATCCCCTGTATATTCAAGAAGTGGTCTTGGTAAAAAAATACTTTTTTCTAGTGGAACTGTTGGATTCCTTACGCTTTCCCCACCTAAAAATAAGTATTTATCATAGACTTCAAATAAACTTCCTCTTTCGTGAAATATAATATAATGTTTTTGTCTAGAGTGTTCATTTATAATCTGTTTAGTTAACCAAGGCATAGTTGCTATATGCCAATTATAAATAATATATTCTGGATTAAGCTGTTCCATAACTTCATTGTATTTATTTATATCATCTATTTCTCTATAGATATAATTTATCTTTGGGGAGTTCCGTATTAATTCATAAACACGAGAACCCAATTGTTGAACACCACATTCTTTAATCCTATGATTAATTATTAAAACAGTTTTCATTTTAATTTAAAAGTAACTCCTCCATTTTCTTTGTAAACATCTCTGTAGACCACTTATCATAGTATTGTTGTAATGGTTTTGTTCCTCTTTTTAAAATATCTCGCAAAGAATTTTTTTCTATAAGAATATCATCATTAGCAATGCTTCTAAGAAGGGGTGCAGAAGTCACAGCAATTGGTCTTTTTACTGAAAGTGCATAGTCTAATGCAGCAGATAACCCTGGATTGTTATCACCACTATAATAGAAAACATTTATATCATTTCCTGCTAAGAATGAAAGAATGTCTTCATTATTTATAAAATCTGTGCTTATACTCAATTTTATGTTGGGATTTTTATTTCTTTTTTTACATTCATTAATAATATTTTCAAGATGAAATCCATGATTATCCCCAAAATAAGGTCTGGTTATATGAAAGTTTATCTTTGCTTTAGAAAATTCTTTATTCACTAATTCAACAAGACCTGGAAATCTTTTGTTCTTGGAACAAAATCCAAAACTACCAATTGTTACGATTTTATTTTTGGGATAATTTCCTGTATATTTAGGATAATCCCCTGTATATTTTATTAATGGTCTTGGTAAGAGAACTCTTTTACCTTCTGGAACAGCTTTTCTTTCAGGATCAAAATCTCCAAAAAATAAATACTTATCATAGTATTTAAACATTGAACCATCATGGTAGATAAAATAATGTTGGGAGGCTTTATTTTGATTTACATCTTGTTCTGTTAACCAAGGCATCCTATCCCAATGGTAATTATAAATGATACGATTTGGTTTTACCCAATCTAGATAATGTAAATATTCATCTCTACTATGAACTCTCCTATAAAAACTATTATATTTTCTAGATTTAGACATTAAATCATAGACTCTTTCTCCAAATTGATAAACCCCACATTCAACAAATGGATGATTTAAGAATAATACTCTCATAGCACTTTCCCATCTGTTAATACTTCTTCAAATTTCTTTAAAAATATATTTGGATGCCAGTCTTCTTGCATTTGTTTAACTCCTATTGGAGTAGACTCTATTAGCTCTAAATAGTTTTGCTTAGGATAATGAGATATGTATGGATGCATATGCCTAAATGTATTACAACTTGTTATAGCTATTGCTCTTCCTGCTGAAATCGCTTGATCTGTAGTAGCAGCCAATCCTGATGAGTTTCTATAATATGGAAAGGAATTAATTGTATGCTCTGAACACCAACTGATTAATTCTTGTTTATCCATATATTCAGAAGTTAATCTAAGATCAATCATACCCCCTCTTGCTTTTTTAGCTAAATGATTGAAGTATAAATTAAGGTGTTGATAGCCTACATATTTTCCTTGGTAAATATTTATTCTTATTATACATTCTTCTTTTAGAGAAGAGGCAACATCAATAATCTCTTCAAATTTTTTTCCTGGAATGTGTAATCCAAAACTACCAATAACTAATTTAGTATTATCTAATAATGGTTTAGGATTTACAATAATTTCTAAAGGTCTAGGAAAAGGATATAGATTAGATTTTTGTTCTTTAGTTGGATCAATAATCATATAAATATCAAATAAATCTCTAGGTGTGAGAGTAAAATTATCTCCAGTTTCAACTTCAAAAACTGGACAAATTTTTACTCCAGTTAATTTATTTATTATATTTATAGGGATTGCATTTACTGAGCAATGCCAATTAATTACATAAAAGTCATATCCATTTGGTACAGGGTCTTCTACAGTCTTGGGAGTATTAATAAGTCTAGAATTTTCAAAGTAATATAAATCATATAAAGAGGAGTTTTTTAATATATTATATACCATAAGACCAGATTCATATATACTGCAAGTAGCTTTTTTTGAATTAACAAATAAACCTTGTTTCATTTTAACACACTATGTTTATATTCCATATTATCTGTAGTTAAATTTAAAGCTAAATTTCCAGAATAGAAATTCTCATGAATATATATATCATTATATACTATTCTATGTATATACCTATAATTAAAAGACTTTAATAATGAGGATTGTTCAGGGTCTTTATCAAGATTTTCTATAATAATTACTTTAATTTTCCACCTGTTAAAATCTATTCCTTTCAGAACATCCATTTCATTTCGTTCTACATCAATTGTTAAATAGTCAATATGGTCTCTTTTAATTTCATTTTCCATTAACCAATCTAAAGTTCTAACTTTAACTTTTGTCTCATGGGAAAAAATAGTTTTATGAAATTCCCCTGTTGTTGGATTTAAACGATGGTCTATTAAACCAGTACCAGCAGCTTCACCTACTGTAGGATTATAATAAACAAAAAAATCAACATCATCTTTATTTTCTAAACCACAGGCATATACGTAAAAATTTTTTCTAAAGTGTTTAAGTCTAGATATACAAGATGGATTAGGTTCTACACAATGGACATCCCAACCAGCCTCTTCAAATAGCCAACTATTGCTAAGGAAAAATGGATCAAACGCTCCAACATCTACACAAATGCCTTTAAAATCTTTTGGAAATAATGTTAAAGCATACTCAGCAATTCCTTCAGAATAATTCCAATTTAGCATTTATTTCTCCTTTTTATCAAAATAAGTATAATATGTTTTTTTACCACCAGGAGAGATATCCCCCTGACCAACCATATCATCAATCGCTTTTACTAAAGCTGAACGAATGGCATTCTGTTCTTGTGCCCTAATAGCGGCATCTAACCTTTCTTCTGTAGTTAGGGTTTCATCCATAATCTTATCTTGAAAATGCCAGCAGCGTTGACTGGTTGTGCAAAGTTCGTCTGTAAGTGAGCCTAAGCTTTTTCGTGATATATCCAATTTCCTACCTCCAAATATAACCAAAGATCATAAAGTTGACTTATACAAATAAAGTCCTGCTCTTCAATTGATAAATCTTCTTTGTGTCTTCTATCTTGATAATTATTATTCATTCCATATTTAGGTATATCTTCCCAATCTAATTCCTCTGCTAATAATTTAATATTTTGATCAAATGTTTCTGTAATTCCAATGAAATCAAATTTTTTTATATTTTTAATTGCAAGATGTGAATCTTCCAATTCTATCTTATTAGTAATTTTATCTGTGTTTAGGTTTGAATTTCCTGAGAGGAATCTAGTAATCCCATTATCTTGTGATGCAATTTTAATATCAGAAAGCCATTCTACGATACTCATTTTTTTTGTCCAACCATAATTACTATCCCATTTGTATTCTTCATTTACAGGTTTTGTTAAAATATAATTATGATATGACAACATTCTCTCATACGGGTGTCTTAAAAACGTTATGTATTTATAACGTATATTTCGTGGAAAATATTCATGTAATCCATAAGAAATATGTCCGTGAATTGCTTTTACATTATATAAATCTAAATGCTTTATTTTTTTATATGCTTCTTTTGGAGAATTTGTTTGAGTAACCCAAACAAAAGAATCTCCATAAATATCAGATAAAATATTCTTTAGGGTTATTCCACCAGTTCTAGGAATGTGCATACTTATAACAATTTCGTTCATAGAGTTTCCTTAGTAAAAATATCATTTGCCTCTATTCTGTGATGATACACATATCCATAAGTTTCTAGCCAAACACGTTGTCCCAAAAAATTAGAATTTCTAGCGTCATCAAGATTTTCGATTGCAATTACTGCTGGATTCCATCTAGCTAAATCTGTACCCCTTAACACATTCATTTCATTTCGCTCAACGTCTATAGATAGATAGTCTATATGATCTTTTTTTATCTCATTTTCCATTAACCAATCTAGGGTTCGTACTGTTACTTTTTCTACCCGTGTATACAACTTGCCAGCATGAAGATCTAGTAGTCCAGTTATTGCGGCTTCTCCAATAGAAACATTGTATACAAATAAATCTTGATCATCTAAATTCTCTGCACCACAGGCATATTCTAACACATGCTTTCTATATTTTTTTAGTTCAGGTATGCATTTTGGGTTTGGTTCTATACAATAAACCTCCCACCCATCTTGTTCAAATATCCAACTATTACTTAGAACTTTAGGAGCGAAAGCCCCTACTTCGACACAAATTCCTTTAAATTCCTTTGGAAAAAGCTCTTTAACATACTCAGCAGTACCTTGACTCCAGTAAAGATCGTCTTTGCCAGTATAAATGCTCATTATTTCTCCTCTGTTCTCATTCCGTTCATTTTATTAGATTGCTATGAATTTT